TGCCAAGTAAATATCAACATCACCGGGATTATAGGTAGCTACTGACATTTAAATCTCCTTAAGTAAGGGGCTTTAAACAGCCCCTTGATTAGTCCTTAAGAAGACTGCCAGCGCGGATCAACTTGACCGCCAAGCGCCTCAACATTAGACTGAACTTCTGCTGTAAAGCGTCCGTTACCACCCAACGTGTAGGAGGGGTTAGGAAGGTGGATAGTCCACTCACGGGATTCAATACCACCACCCCCTGCAAAACTCTGGGAAGGCTCCGATCCGATATAAGCACTGTTCTCAGTGAAGATAGTTGTACCGGAAGAATCCTTGAAAGTCAGTGTGAAAGTTCCTTCCAGGGTTTCACGGTCAAGGTTCAGAAGGGTTGACAGCACATCATTAGAGTGTGAAGTTTGGGAAAGAGTGACCGAAAGGTCAAAAGCTTTTACCGGGTTATGTGCGCGGTAGGCTTCCCCTTTGGCACCGTAAACAGGAGCAAAGCGCTCTGAATGAGGCTCGATACCAATGAATGTACCTTCGGCATAATTTGTTACAATATGATTGATCTGCTCATTACTGATAATAAGATCAGAAAATTCTGGGGAGTAGGTCTGAAGAGACATTAATATTCCTCAAGGTATAGTGTAGAAAAGGGGGTATTAAACCCCCTAATAATCGGATCAAATTTCCAGGGTTCCGGCAATCTCGATGGCATGTACAGCGCCCTGCAATACACCTCGGAATTCGAAGCCGGTTGCAACACGGTTAGCACGGTCGTTAGGATCACGATTGCGAGGATTCGGCACAGTGACTTTGTAAGACTCAAGCAAACCAACTTCGATACCTTCATTAAGAACTTCACGCATACGGCCTTCAATAATGGCAAAGCCAGTGGACGTATAAGGAATCTTTTCAGAGTTCACAAGAGTAATAAAGATACGTTCGCGCATACGGGCTTCTAACCAGTCTGCACCACGAATAATATCAATGTACTCAGAGTTCACCACCCGGCCTTCAGCAAAGATAGTGCGCCCACCAGTCGGCTCATAAGTATTGTAACCCTTGCCAAAGTCGTACTTAGTACCTTTCAGAACAATGCTGTTAGTGGTAGACAAGTTACTTGGAGTCACACCAGAGACAGTCTTAAACTTCCAAGTTGTAGAGCCGGGGTCTTTAGGAGCTTGCAAACCAACAATGGCACACTCGGGATATTCACTTTCATCTTCTGCATACATAATGACAGTACGTGAATAATCCAGCGCTTGCAGACGCGAGCCTGGGTCATTAGTCGCTGTAGAGTCAAGCGCATCAGGACCATTATATGAAGTGAAGTAAATCGCAGTTCTTGCCTGGACGTAACCAGCAATCTCCAGCATGTCTTCAGGATCATGCGTATAAGCTGTCACGAAGTACCAATCATTATCCTGATTAGCAATGTTGGTCAACGCTTGTGTCAGTGACTCAGAGTTAAGAGTCTCTTCCAAATTAACAGAAGTAATAAGAGTGAAGTTATCAGAATCGGCAGAGAAGATAGTAAAAGTACCATCGCCATTATCTTCAAAGGAACCTGGAGCTGCTGCCGTAGCAAAAGCTGCCTCAAGACCTGTCACAATCTCTTGTGCAGTAGCATCCGCATCAGATGTGTAAGAGGCTTCTACACCATCAACAGTTACCGAATACAGAGTAGAACTAACAGGAGTCACCACAACATCAGCGGAAACAGTGCCATTACGATGACGACCAATCTTGATATAAGTAGGACTTACCTGCTGTCCGAAGATACGCTGTGCAGCAGTATACTCGGGAGTAGTGTCGCTAAAGTCTTCAAGAACAGAATCGAGACTTGTATAGGTACGGACCACTTCACCAGATGCCCAACCGACAGAGGTATTGCCAAGGAAGAGGGGAGTACCAAAGCCCTGACGAGAGACACCGCGAGTCTCCCTTACAATATTAATTTCAATGATTTCTTTCATGCTCGCCATTATTAAAGGCTCCTATAGGGGTAGTTTAAGTATCGCTAGCTGATACTGTCTCTGAAGTAGTGAGTAGGACACCTCCATCTGGAGTTATATACTCGCCTTCGTAAGACACTTTATCGAACCAATCCGTAAGTCTGGTGTATTCGAATCCTGTTAAGACTTTGAAGTCGTATAAAGCTCTTTGAATATACCTAGTCTCACGTAACTCTGGAATATTCTGTATGGACGTGCCTTCAATAAAGGAGAGGCTAGAGAAGGTATAAAGTTCTTCTTGAATGCTTCTTGTGCCAAGGATCGCTTGAGATTCAAATGCATTGTTATAACAAGAATCCCCGTAGAATCTAAGGTTGAATCTAACCAAGAAGTCTTGCTTAAGTCTCTCTACAAAACCTTCAGTGGTTTCATATGAGTTAATTGTATTTCTATGAATCTTATCAGCAGCGGTAAAACTAAGTGCTGCGTAATCCCCAACAGGTTCAGGAGAGCCATCATGAGCAATCTTGACAGGGATGTTTAATTCGCTATTGAGTAGGGTAAGCAGGGCGTCTTCAATATCTCTGATAAAGGCCATTAAGCAGTTGCCCCCGCAGTCTGTTCAACTCTCACGAGCAGGTACTCAAAGTGGTCCCTGACACCCATCGAAAAGTGATCAGCTTCTTGTACTTCGTAAAGGCTGCCTAAGATAAGTATCCTATCGGCACTCTGGGCACCCCCCTCTCGAACTGAGTAAAGTTCAGTAGTAGAGTGAAGTTTATATGTCGATTTACTTCGGAAGGCATCTGGCAGCATCAGCTTTTCATTAGCTGTCAAAGGATAGTAGTGACCTTTAAAATCAAAAGGATATTCAATTCCCTCTACCCATCGTCCATTAACTCTTTGCCCAGCATTTGTGCGATAAGCTGTGAGGGTCTTTTTTCTAATTAGTTTATATCTTGCGATAGACATTAAAACCTCACTTAACGCGATAAGAGATACTTTCGATAAGCTCACCAGACTCTACGAAGGGCATGTTAAAGCCTTTAAGACCAACGGTCGTCTCTGCGTTATCATTGTTCATGGTTCCGCTGGACAGCCAGTTATACATGGTATCACCATGCCTATCTACCAAGTGTTCACCAGAGACTTCGAATATCTTGTAGGGGTCATTCATATCCCGTTCGAGATAGTCTTTAAATGGCTTAGTGACATCCATTTCATAAGCAATATGAGAGGCTTCGAGAGAGTTGACTAAGGAACCAAAAGCGGGCCTTGGGGGAATGCTATCAGTACCATACTCCAGGATTGCTGCAAGTTCTGCGTAAGGCATTTGAGCTTTAGAGTGAAAGCCTTCGAAGAAGCCCCAATCAAGTTCTCTTTTATGTAGCTTTTGCAGCTTCTTTCTAAGGTCTTTGATACCAGACTTGTCGAGGCTTACTTTCAGGGACGTTCCCATACGTCATCCCCAAAGATACGAGTGTCATAAAACTTAGAATCAGTGTACGCATCGTTTTCACGATTACGCTTAACCTCTGCTTTGTACACACCTCCGAAAGAGGGTGTTGCAAGGCTACTGCTACGGATTTCCTTTTCAAGCTGGTTAACAGCGAGTTTTAAGGATTCTGCTGATGCAGCATATACTTCATAACCCCCGCTTCTTTCACGAGAAGGTCCACGAAGAATCTCATTCAACATCAGTTTAAGAAACTTTAACGCTACCTTTTTAAGATCGTTCTCAGTAGGCTCAGCGTATTGATTAATAAAGTATCCAAGTTCTTCATCGGTAAACAAAGCGACTTCTTCGTCCTTGTCACCAATCAAAAACCTAACAAACTCTAGGGAATTACTCAGGTTCCCATTGTATGTAAACGCCATAAGAACTCCCTAGATATAATTATTCAGTGTCTTGCTGCTTCTTCCTACCACGCTTCTTTGGAGCGGGCTTAGAAGTTTCGATAACGGTTTCTTCAGCAGGTACTTCTTCAGGAGTTTCCTGTAGTTCTACATCTTTCATACTGACCTTGTTGGTCTTGAAATCAGTAGAGTAACCGATAAAACCATTTTGGAAGAACTGTAGAAGTTTTCTGTTTGACAAGTCTCGCGAAGGGAACTCATCACCACGCTTTAGGTCACGCCCAGCAAGTTTGAAAGTCTTAAGAGCGTAGAACTTTTGTTTAGGGTCGTACATCTTTTCATTACGCATTCTATCCTCCTTGTCAGAAAAACCCCCAGACAAATAGATTGAAAGGGGGTATTATTACTCAGCTATTAAGCAATAGCATCTGCAAGGAACACACCAAGATCGGGTGCAACAATACGGTAATCAAAAGCTTGCTTAATTTCGAGACGAGTACCACCGTCAACCAGGGGCAGTGCATAACGAAGGATGCTCTGGCCGATGGTCATCTGCTGGTTCAAACCAACCCACTCAAAACGAGCCATAGAGGTCACGCCTTCGATACCAGCGTTACCGTCGATGTGAGCAAGCAGGATACCCTTACCACCCAGCATTGCATTAGCGCCAGACTCTTCAACAACAGCGTCCAGAACAACGATACGATCCAATCCGAAGATAGCTGCGAGGGTTTGCTCGTTGGCAATAGCCGGTCCAGTAGTTTGGCCACGGTTAATGCGGTCAACCATGTCGGGATGTTCAACAAGGGTATCGAACACAACGCGGGACATGACACCAGTATTAACTCGGAAACCACCTGACAAGATTTGATTCTGAGTAATAGCTGATTTGACAACGCCAATCGGATCAGAAGAAGCATCGCTAAACTGAAGGAACTCATTGCCACCTGTGACCGAGGCAACACCCTGCTTATCAGTAGACCACTTTCCAGTACCGAAAAAAGCCTTGTGCCATTCTACTTCTTGATGCAGAAGACCTTGGCGAAGAAGGGCAGAGGTAGTACGACGATCAAGATTAAGATCAGAATCCGCATTGGCATAAGCCATCGGACCGGTATCTTTATGAACGCCCCAGACCTTGGCAGCATAAGTACCTTCGGTGAAGTCGTATTCCATTGCTGAAGTCTGGGCACCGTCTGCCAGAGGCTTCATTTGCGGCTTAACAAAAGCACCCTGGTCGTAGATACGGTAGAAGTTGGACTGCTGCTGAACAGGAACGTTAGAAGCAATATTATGGGCTTTGAACACTGACTCACTCTGAAGAAGGTCCAGAGAGAAATTAGTCAGGTACTTATCAAAGCGTTTTACATCGAGTGCGCTATTAAGAGGCATTTATTATTTACTCCAAAGTATTATGTAGAATTAACCGTTAAACTTGATGCGTGCGAACTCACCGGGAGCGGCTTCTGAAACAACTACGCCGAGGACTGCCCCAGCAGTGGCAACTTTAGCGCCGCCATCGGCAGCAACAGAAACCTCGTCACCATAAGCAAGAGCTTCACTGGCGAGTACATACGGGAAACCACCCATGGTCACAGCAGGCGCAAAGCCTTCGGTAACACCGGCGCGAAGAACGCCATGAGCTTTTGCATCAGCAAGGGGTACAGTGAGCTGGCCATCAGCACCGATTAAAACAAACTTGCCACGGTTATCAGCATTCACGTCGCTAGTTGCGAACGGGAGATTGCCGTAATCGTTCATAGTGTCAATATTATAAGACATCAATTATTCCTCTATAAAAATTAAGTTTATTATTTGCTTTCCGCAGAAACAGTGTCGTAGGCTTTAACGTAAGCAGCAGCCTTGGACATGCCTTCGTCAACAAGTGACTTCTGGACAGCTTCAACTTTGGATTCAAAGTCAGAAGGCTGGTCATCGGTAGCCGACTTACCAACTTCTTCCAGGATGTCTTCCTTGGAAACCATCTCTTTCAGGGCCTTCAGAACTTCCAGTACCGGAGCAGCGTCTTCAACGCCTTCGACAGCACGGAGAGCTTTTGCGATAGCTTCTTTATCAGCGTCTTCGCCGAGATATTGAGCATATTCAGCAGCCTTAGTAAGATATTCTTGAGCAGTACGGGCTTCGTGAGCAGCCTTCAGAACTTGGAGTTCTTTACTGGTTTCTTCGGCCTTCTCTGCGTAGGCTTTTTCCAGGGCTTCTACTTGCTCTTGGGCAAGCTCTTTAGCAGCCTTCTGGATCATCTCTTCAAGAGACTTCTGAGTCATTTCAGTATTTTCAACAGACATGTGGTTACTGTCCTCTTTGTTAATAGTTTTGTCTTCGGTAGGTGCAACATCCTCGTCTTGGCTTGTAACCGAAGACTGAGAATTCTTTTGAAGATACTTTGACTGGAAATCAGCAAAGCTCTTAGTTAGTTTGTTCATAACTTCTTGGTCAGCAGACTTGTTGATTTGAACAGAGTCAATATTGTCTTGGATATAATCGACAAGATCATTTGCGGTATATTCAAAACCGCCGGTAAGTTCTTCTGCTGTATAACCAAGAAGTCCTGCTACAACCTCAGCATCGTCATACCAAATGTCCAGGTAACGAGTGAGGAATTGCATGATGGTCATCTTGACTGTGACATCTTTGGAAAGAGCTTTTTGAATCTCTTCTTCGGATGCCTTGGCACTCTTCATAACAAGTACACTTTGATTATTCGCAGACTTATCCACTAATGCCACATGGGCACCTTCGTCTTCAAAGTTAAAAGATTTAATCTTTCGAGTTGCTTTCTTAGTCATCAATAGTCTCCGTTGTCGCCATACAGCCTACAGAGAACCCTGTAAATGTACCGTCTTTGCACATATCCCAAAGCTCATCATCTCTAATCTTCATTGTCATCACCCAATCACCAGCTTTAACATCACCGTTACCGAGTTTGAAATCTGCCTTAGCAATATAAGATTCAATAGGTGTGGCTAGTTCGGTTTGGATAAGATGCTGTAGATTGGCTTTACGGCAAACTTCGTTGTAGTCATGGCAGGCTTTCTCTACGCAATCTTCATCATAAATATCGCCATGCAAATCTGTGTCATTAGGCCTGAGGACAACAGCAGTAAAGTGACGTTTCTCAACATCTACAGACTTAGCAATGCCTTCGTAATCACCTGGGTAATCTTCTCTTTGGGAAGGTCCGAAGTGTTTCTCTAGGACATTAACAATTTCGTCTTTCCAACTCATTAATTGGGCCTCTTAATTATTCTCATGGAGCTTCGGCAAGGATGGACTGGATTAGTAGCAGGCGGGTACATATCTCCACTTGGGAAGGTCTGTCCAATCTCTGCAATCGTCCTGTGATTAGATACGCAAGTATCAGTTGTTACATCGTCCAGTACCGATACCCACTGTTTAACGTACTCACCACGCTCTAACTGACCAGTCTCGACAAGTTGCGTGAAGGCAGCATCTTTAGCACCCTCTACGATACCCGTGCTGATCATTGTTGAAGCAAGTCTAAAACGAACCTCGACAAGTTGGTCAATACGCTTCTGAATACGCTGTTCAATAACCTTCTTAGAAAGACCCTCACCCTTCAAAGCATCTTCCATAGCCAGTACAGTACGTAGGTATCTTGGAGTAAGGCCATAGTAAAGCTTCAAACGCCTAGCAATTTCCTTATCATCCCAACCACGATCATCAGCAATAATCAACAACTCATTAAACATATTACTGTTTGTCTGAAGGATATGAGAAAGTTGATTATCGAAGATGTCTGAGAGTAGTGATTGAATACGCGGGTCCGAATAGTCTATAGAGAGGTCTTTCTTTTTAATCTCTCGAGAGGTTCTTTCCAGGCCAATACCAATCGACTTTTGAGAGGTATCTGATAGCTTTGAAAGAACCTCTGACGCCTTAGTTCTAAAGCGGCCTTGTACACTTCCGAAGTCTGAAAAAGAAAACGTTGACATTACTATACCGGAAGTTCCAGCAAGCAATGCCAGTGCAAGGAGAGCCAGAAGTTCTTCGTAAGCATCTTCTTCGAGTTCTTCTTCCTCGGGAAAAGGTGGGGATTCAGTAGCCATTATTCCTCCCGGTTAGAAGCCTCTGTAGCCTCTTCGGTAATCTTTTGCGATTGTCTTGCACGCTCCATAACCGAGCCTTCGCCATCCTGCTTAATGTTCTCAAAACCTGACCAGTCGCGGAGGGTATTTTCAATCCCTTCATCTGGAGTAATGAAGCCAGCGCCAGCAGCGTCTTTGAGGAACTTACCAATAGCTTCTAGGTTGGTATCATCAATACCATCGTGGACAAGCTTCGGTGTCTTAGTGGCATCCCAACCATTCAGCCTGAACAGTTCTGGGATAGCTTTTTCATTAAACTGCGAAGCTATATTGTCTAGGTAAGACACAAGTGCAGTTGTAAACACATCCATCTTTGAAGATGCTAGTGAGTAGCTCCCGACTGACTGGCCCCCGAGCAACACGACGTCCGAAGCCATAGACTGCATAATTCGACGGTCGTAACGCTCAATAATAGGAGAAACATTTACATTGTTACTACCATTAGAGCTAAGCAGTTCAATGTTATAAATGTACTGTCCAGTTCCTGTGTCTTCGTTACCGTAAATATCAGAAGCCATCAGAACGTAAGACTGATCATTTTTCTTTAACTGGCTGCCTAAAAGTTCATACATTCTGCGAAGCTTTTTAGCATCGTCGTCAGCATCAGCAGCAAGGAGTTCTGAAGGAACCCTGATAACCGGAATACCCGACAGGTTTCTTTCTACGCCTACGGCTTCTTGAACTTCAAGGTTACGTCTAAAGTAATAAGCTCGGTATGCTGACCGTAGAACACTCAAACCCCTAGGATTGTCCTTGTAAGAAGTCGTCCTGAACAACAGGAAGCGATTTTCAGGAATCCAAGTATCAATCTTATTCCAGAAGTCTTCTTGGCGAATAGCTGACAAGTCACCATGATCGTCAAACTTAAACTCTGTGACAGTATCCTGAGATCGGATAGGCAGCCTTCGCCAGCCAATAAAGCCGTCATTATACTTTGACTTGTACTTCTTATTAGTTTGCTCTGGTCCGAGACGCCTTTTATATACAATCTCGTGAACACTGAACCCGTAAGTAAGATAACTAAGAATCTCGTCAAGTGTTTCTGACCATGGCTTCGCTAAGTCATCTAAACAAGACCTTAGAAACTCAGCTTTCTCAGCCGCATCAGCAGGTTTGTTTACGCCTTGATATTCTTCAACGCGCCATTCAGAAGACTTGATAAACTGTTTGATCGCATAAAGAGCGCCACTAATAAGAGCGTCATGCTCCATCTCCGAATAGACTTTTATGCAATTGGGCCATTTAAGATCATTGACAATCTCTTCGTCAATATGGCCATTTTGATGTCGGAGTCCTGTTCCGCCTAACTCAGATAGCGGGGTATTTTTAGTTTTAGCAGAATCCATTAAAACCCCTATGAAGGAAATTGATATTAAATGAGTAGAACTTGAACAGAACTAATTGATCCAAGGCAAGTGTACAAGGAAACTGTTTAGTTCTGCAAGTTATATTTTACAGTGTTAAATATTCCACACGGATTCGGAATACATATCCGAAACGTCTAGTGTGATATTGGTAGGGACTTTTTTAGCTTGTGCAAGGTTGTTGAAGGCATCACTTGTTGAATCAACTTGGTCATCATGTCCTTTACCATCTCCTACGAAGTTTTCAAGTTCCTTTGTATAGTCGTCGTTCCAACTGCCTTTCACAATCTTTACAAGACCGGCCTCGGCTGCTGCTGAGAATGGTTCAAAACGTTCTAGCTTAGACTTTGTAGTCTTACACTTTTTGAACTTGTAACCAGCAAGGTTTTTTGCAAGGTCTTCGAAGACAGCTTTACCAGCACCACCTGGATCGAGGGGTAAACCGACTACGCATTTGTCTCCATCGACCTCTGCATATTTCCTCATTAGCTTCTTAACACCATCAGGACGTTTCCTGTCACGAACTGAGTGCATGATGTAATAATATCCATCAGCGCCTAGCCGAATCTTAACGCCTGCTGTGTAGTCAGGGTCAGGATTGACCTCAGAAGGAACTGTAGAAGCTGTGTCCCAAGCACGTATTTCAGCTTTTGCAGGAGGAACTTCTCCAGGGTCTACATACTCACACCAACTTTTTTGAAAGTAAGAACCAGAGTTAGCCTTTACATTCCAGTTCCCCAAATATAAAGCTTCACGTTCAACACGAGTAAGTGCTT